TTACATTTACGGCGGAACTTCAAGCGTGAGTTTGGACACAAACAGTCAACCAATAACACTTACAATGTATTTTTCTTTTCAGAGTGGAGCGCTCACACGTTCGGTGTGGCTACGAAATAGTGCTATCAGTTGCAACAGTTTTAATGTTTCGGGTAATACTAATTTGACCTTTGACGCAGGGACTTCAACAATCACAACAAAGAATTTTTATTTACCACAAACAGGATTAACACTTTATAATCTTGTTGTGAACGCAAATACTTCAAGCACGTTTGACAGCGCAATGAGTATTGCAAATAATTTGACATTGAACGGCGACCCAACACAGCAAACGACATTCCTTGTGACTGTTTCTTTGACAGTTGTGGGAACTTTGACGATTGCAGGGACAGCAACAAAACGGGTTAAACTTTGCAACAAATATAATACGGGGTCGTCAGTAAACGTGTCGTCGGGAGCGGTTGTGGCTTCATATGCAAATTTCAACGACATCAACGCATTAGGATTGGCCAATTGGAACTTGGCAGGCATTACGGGGGGCAGTGGGGATTGTGGAGGCAACACGGGCATTACATTCACAGCGCCAACATCACAACATTGGATAAGCGCAAGCGGAGGCAACACGTCGGACGTGACAAAATGGACATCACGAGTGCCGTTGCCACAAGACGACATTTATTTTGATTGTGCTTTTGGGACTGCGCAGACAATCAATTTTGATATTACAGATATTGGGCGCAACATTGATTTTACGGGAGCAACTTGGACAACTTCACTTACAACGAGTTTGACTGGTGGGTCAATTTTCGGGTCGCTTACTCTTATTGCGGGATTGACTTGGGGAGTGGACGGAAATTACTTTCTTTTTAGAGGACGAGGAAACCACACAATAAACATTAACGGAGCAACATTTGACCGAAGCATAAACATTTGCGAGGGCGGGACATATTCATTGAGTGGAAACAGCGTGCTATCAACAGGCAGGACGATTTACGTGAACTACGGACGATTACACACTTACAACGGGACAACTCAATATAATTTGACTGCATACCAAATAAACGCAAATAGTGGAGCGACACAAGGATACGTTGACTTTGGGCAAGGAACGCACACGCTCACAGCGACACAGGGACTTTCACCGTCGGGAGTGGGGAACATTATTGCAGACCAAGCGACATTGAAATTTACTTATCAAGGGACAGGGACATTAACATTCAATGGGGCAGGACGCACTTACAAAAAAGTTTGGTTTACCCGAGGCGCATTGGTTGGAACAACGATTATTACTGGGTCAAATACGTTTGAAACTTTGAAATTTGATACAACAGTTGGGAACGTGTTGGCTTTTTACAGATTGACAACGCAGACAATGAAATTTTTTGATGTAAAAGGAACGGCGGGAAACCTTGTCACGTTGACTTCGGACAACACACAAAATTGGTACTTGGTTTATAGCGGGTTGGATATGATACGTGGTTGTGATTATTTGAACATTCAATACTGCATAGCGACACCTGCAAGCCCAACAGACACGTGGTATGCAGGAACGCACAGCGTAAATAATCAGGCCGTTGCACCTGCGGGAAGCGGTTGGGTATTTACGGACGCACCACCGCTCGTTCCCGCAAGAACAGCAAAAAAAAAGAGTTATTTGTACAAGATTTACAGCAACACGGGTACATTTATTACCTCTTGGGCGGACGTAGTTTCATTGCCAAATTTTTCAACGATTATAAACGGGAGTTTGTCAGAAATGCAAGTGACTTTGGCAAGAGGTGTCACCGCTTTTGGAGAGGGCGTTGATATACGATACGGAAACATTGTGAAACTTTATTGTGTGGACGGCGACGCATTGGACGGAGTTTTGATTTACACGGGATTTATTGCGAGTTATGAGCCAGTAATTGACGGGGCAAAAGAAACCATTGAAGTATCTTTGGCGGGTTTTTGGTGGGAATTAAACCGATATTTATTTGAAGGAAATGGAAGTGGGATTGACAGTTTGATTTACGGGAATGGATATGGGGCAAACGCTTGCGCACAAATGACCGCAGACAACGCACCAAGTCCAAACATAGTTTCGGCAAGCAGTAGTTTCACGGGTTGGGCGCCGTGGAGAGTTTTCAACAGGACTATAAACAACACGACTGTTGATGGGTGGTTTACTGCTTCGGGAAATACGACGGGTTGGATACAATACAATTTTGGAGCAGGAAACGCAAAAGTAATTGGTGGATATTCAATAATTGGGATACAGGCCGATAGAACAGGCGTGGACAATGATATGGAGGTTGCCAAGGACTGGACACTACAAGGAAGCAACGACGGAGCAACTTGGACAATTTTGGATACACAAACAAATCAAAACGGGTGGAAAGTTGGAGCGAAAAATTATTATTATTTTGAAAACCAAACAGCATACCAGTATTGGAGATTAAACATCACGGCAAACAATGGAAGCGCCGTTATTGTTGGGGTTGCTGAAATTGAACTTTTACCAAGTTTGCCATTTTCAAGAACTGGGACAACAACCATAAAATACTTGTCACAAGACCCGAGCAATATATTAAAAGATATGTTGGACAAATATGTGGCGCAAGGAGGCACACCAACATACGGAGCAGGGACAGTTGATTTGACGGCCACAGTTGTTTCTTACATTTTCAACACCAACACAGTGCAGGAAGCGTTGCAAAAGATTATTGAACTTTGCCCGCAGGATTGGTACTTTTACCTTGGAGCAGATAATAAAATTTACTTGAAGCCAAAGAGCGCAAATACAACGCACAAATTCCACATTGGACGAAACGTAAGTTATTACAGGCAGGAAAAGAGATTGGAAAACATTGTAAATTATATTTACTTTAAGGGAGCGAATTTTTATAAAAAGTATTCAAATTCAGGAAGTGTCACAGCATACGGACGATACAGCCAAAAGATTGTGGACGAGCGAGTGACCGACACGGCAACGGCGGACATTATGGCAAGCACGATTTTGAACAAAATGAACAGTCCCGAAATTAGAATTACAATTAGGGTCACGGACAACGCATTGGCAGACGGGACAGGATACGACATTGAAAGCATTAAGGTCGGCGACACTTGCAAGATTTTCAACGCAACGTCAAAAGGGGAAAACCTTTGGGACACGATACAATGGGACATTGATAGTTGGGATTACGAAATTACAAACACGGCGGGAACAGTTTTGCAGATACAGAAAATAACTTACAATTCCGATTTTGTTGAGTTGGAAATTTCAAACAGACAACCCGACATTAGCAAGAGAATTGAGGACATCAACAGAAACTTGGTTGATACACAGACAGCAAATAATCCAGTAATACCACAATAATATGTTGGGAAATTGTAGCAATTGCGGGACGCAAATAATGGACTTCAACAAGAGAGGACACGACAGGATAATGACAAATTATCGTGACCATATTGTAGGCCTTTCAAATGGGACTATTATGCGTGTTGGAGTTTGCGAAAATTGCAAGGAGTTGCTTGTTTCAGGCGAGGACGTTTTAAAAACTGCCAAGAACATTTTGAAAAAACAAAAAAAGTATTGGGACAGCGACGACCACGCACCGATTGGATATGAAAGTTTTGAGATTACAGACCCGAACACCAACGAGGAAAAACACGCAGAGGAAAAACAGCACGAACATTTTAAGCAGACAGACCAGTTGGAGCGACAAAAAAAGAATTACGAGGAACAGCACGAAAAAACAATGGAGCGAATGGAACTAAAAGAAAAGAGGCGACAAGAAAAACAAGCGGAAAAAGAGGAAAAGGAAAAAGAAAAAATGGAAACATCAAGAGTTAGGGAAGCAAAAAAAATAAAAGAGGCGCAGGCCAAACAAAATGACCTCCCGTTAAATCTTAATAACGACTTACCATTATGAGTAGTTGGGCAAGCATTACATATACGTTTTCTGCCTCCACTATTGCGAGAGCAAGTGAGGTAAACCAAAATTTTACGGACGCAGTTTCAAACATCAATAAGGCAATGCCAAGTGGTGGAATTATTATGTGGGCGTATGCAATCAACCTTATTCCTAGTGGTTGGTATTTATGTGACGGGACAAATGGAACGCCAAACCTTGTGGGGCGCTTTATACAAGGAGCGGGAGCGGGTTATGCAGTAGGAACAATTGGCGGAAACGCACTTTCCTCGCATTCGCACACTTACGACCACGTCCACTATGACGACCATTGCCACGTAGGAACAACGGACAATTGTAGCGACGGGTCAGACCGAAACAAAACCGATTCGCATACATTGATGAATACGGCTTCACGTGACCACAATCACCCATTCACAACAGTCACAAAAAGTGGGACGGGATACGGCGGAAATACTGCTTCACTAAACGCAACATACGGGTACGGGGTGACAACAAGTGACAGTAGTAATCAAGAAAATAGACCGCCATTTTATACATTGGCTTTTATAATGAAATCATAATGATACCATATTCTTTTGTACCGCAAACAGTAATACGAAGCGCAGAGGTAAATGCAAATTTTGCCGTTTTAAGTGCGAGTGGAATTATACAAATGTATGGGGGCGACGTTGCCCCAACGGGTTGGCTTTTATGCGACGGGACAAATTATTTGCGAGCGAGTTATACGGATTTATTTGCGGTCATTGGCTCAAAGTTTGGGAGCGTTGACGGGACGCATTTTAATGTTCCTGATTTTCGTGGGAGGGTTGGAGTAGGAAAAGACGGGACGACAGCATTTTTGATTATTGGAACTGCGGGTGGAGAAAAAACCCACCAACTAACAACAGCCGAAACTCCGTCACACAACCACGGGTCAAGGGGTGGGTACGGAAGTTTTACAATGCACGGACAAAGTTTTGCCACAACTATTGCGGGATACAGTGGAATTTTTGGAGTGACAAACGCAAATACAGGATACCATTCAAACTCAACGACTGCGGGCGCAACATCATACGGAGGTATTACGATTGATACAACCCATACCCACGATACAGTCGGGTCAGACGGGGGACACAATAACTTGCAACCCTATTTGACTATAAATTACATCATAAAAATATAATGGAAAAAGACACTATAAAAGACATAAGATTGGCAATCCTAGAACACGAAAAAGCAGACCGAGAGGAAGCCGACAACCGATACGCATTGAAGCAGGTTGAGAAACTCGCTTATGGCATAGTGTGGGTTATTTTAGGCGCAGTTGTTTTGGCAGTAATTAAAACAGTTTTAATAAAATAATATGGTGAACCCGCATTTAAAATTTAAGTTGGCGAAAATAGCATTATTTTTTAGCGCAGGATTTTTGGCACTTTGCGCTTATTGGCTTTTGTATCCTTACAAGGTTTTGGAATTTAAAAACAACCCCGCACAAGTTTTGCAGGAAAACGTGGAAGCAGGGCAAATGGTCACTTATATGTCAGAGTTTTGCAGGTACACGGACTTGCCTGCGATTGTGACAAGGCAATTTATTGACGGAGTAATTTACACCACGCCAAGCGAGAACACAACGGACACGATACGTTGCGGGACACGGACGCAATTGGTGCGAGTACCGCCGACACTTATGCCCGACAGATACCACATTAAAGTTGTTGTGCAAATAAAGGTAAACCCGATACGAACAATGACATACGAATTTTTTACAGAGGAATTTAATGTGACGAATAAAACGATAGACAGTTTACAGCAACAAGTGAATGAGAACACCGAGCAAATTGACATCAACACGGGCAATATAAAGACCAACACGGGCAAGATAAAAAAAATTGAGGACTAAAGGAGTTCACAATGGAAACGAAATGGATTGCAAAAAAGTTAGTGCCAACAAAAGACGGAATGGGTAATTTGTGGGTTTGCGCAAGTTGCACAACGGGCGGACGTTGCACGCAAGTTCTTTCATTAAACGACGAGCCACAACCGACTTGCATTTGCAAGCCAAGGGGGGAAGTATGAAGCCAGTAATTATTTTTTGTGTTTGCGGGCGTGTAAAAAAATTCGGGGAATGGATAATTCCAAGCCACGGACAACTCTCGGCAATGAACAATGGCACATACCAAAGGCAATACGAAACGTGTGCGCCTTGTGGACAAAAGCAGTTAATCAATAGGGAGGTATTCTCCCACAGCCTGCGCTAATGCCCATACGCAAATGCGCTCACGTGAGGGTTGCACCATAGGCGACCCAAAAGAGTTCGCACTCTCCCCAAAAGTGCTACCAAAAAAATTATGATTATAGACGCAAAATTAAAACTGAATTTGATGAGAATGAAATTGAAAGCAAAAGCGTTCAGATTAAAGTTGCGCAATAAAAATTTAAAAATAAGATTAAAAAATTATGCCTAGAATAAAATTAAAATCAGGTACAATTGTTCTTTTTGTGGGAGGCGGAGGCGGGACGGACGCAAGGGAAATTGAAATACAAAGCAACGGGACAGCAATACAACAACGATACGTGGGAGATTTGACGTGGACTGATATTGTTTTATTGGCAGACCTTAAAGGAAACGACGGAGCAAAAGGAAACGACGGGAACGCAGGAAGCGCAGGTACAAACGGCACAGACGGAAAACAGATTGAATTACAAAAAGGGATAACTTACATTCAATGGAGATTTGTGGGCGACAGCGTTTGGAATGATTTAGTTTCCTTGGCTTCACTAAAAGGGGATAAGGGCGATACGGGGAACAACGGAGCGAACGGATATACACCAGTAAAGGGCGTTGATTACTTTGACGGAGCAAAGGGCGATAAGGGCGACCAAGGAATACAAGGGGAAAAAGGATTGGACGGAGCGGGCGCAGGATTTTCAGTCGTGACAGTTGACGCTGATACTTACAACGCAACACAGACAACAGGGGAAACGCTTTTTGATTGCATATACGGGAACGCAATAATGTTTCAATTACCAACAGCCGTGGGAAATAAAGCGAAGTTTTCAATAGTAAACAATTCGGGTTTTGATGTTATGATTATGGCGAATGGAGCGGAACATATCAATGACGACAGTTTCCTTACAATTCAATTTAAACATTCTAGCGTGATACTGTTGTCAACAGGGTCAGGCTGGAGAATACTATAATATGTATATGGAGCAAATCAAGGCCGAGATTACGACAGTCGGCATACAATTGAAAAAACTTCGTGACGCAATTACAAGGCCACTATGGGTTGACCCAAACAGTTCAAGAATAAAAGCCACGATTGATACAGTCACAACAGTCACAACTTGCGGAACAGTCACAACAGTCACGGGAATTACAAACATTGGAGGACACGACGCAAAGCAAGCAATGATTTACCCGCTAGATAGAGCGAACTGGGCGCAGGCAGTTAGAACTCGTATCCATTAAAATTTTAAATAAAAAAAAGTATGACCGTGAATGAAATAATTGAGCAAGCAGAAAAAGAGGTCGCAGATTTGCAAGCAAAAATAAATGCACCGAGCGTGGTTATTTGCGAACACGTTATTTGCGAGGACTGTGCGAGAAAAGTAATTGAAAATCAAAAGGAGGTTGAACTTTTGTTTATTCAATTGCAGGAAAAAACACAACTAATTAACGACTTAAAATCAACATTACAATAATATGAGTATTGACCACCAAGATATAATTGACTTGCCAGAGTGGAGGCCGTTGGCAGTGCTTCCAAATGCTTCGGGAGCGGGAGTTGCGCTTGCTTTTGATATGAGGAACAACGAGGACAGACACCCCGAGATATTTGAATTAGTTTCGGCAACAGTTTTGAATGGATACCACGTTAAAAATGACGGCGTAATGCTTATTGGCTCGCCTGCATTGACGGGAACTTTTGGAGCAGGTGCGGACGCAGTTTTCGTTCCGTCACTTGGTCCACAGGGCGTACTTTCAACAGGTAATACGGCTTCAAAAATTATTATCTCAACAGTATTGCCAGCGTCAGTTGGAGTTATGCAATTGGCAGGACGTGGGGACGGAAAAGGATTTAAGATTAGAATTATTGACAACGTAGCGGGCGGGTCAGGAAAAACCGAGGAAAGATACATCACGGGAAACACAGGCGGAACAACACCGACAATAAATTTGGACACGCCGTTGAGTTTCACACCTGCGAATGGTGCAAGATATGAATTTTTGTCGGGGCGTGTTTATATGCTATCAGCAGGAACATTGGCAACGGGAGTATGGAAATACTATGACATTTTGACAAATTCATTTTCGGGAAACCTTGGCACAACCAACTTGCCTGCAACGATTGGAACGGATAGCGAATTGGTTGCATTGGACGAATTGCACGTACCGAGTGACAAAAATCCTGGGGACGGATTTATTGGAAACCAAGTTGCAACCGCAGTTTCAGCAACTTCAATAACAGGTCCAGTTGCAACAAATTATTTACAGGCAAATGAATACAGGAATTTTCAAGTGCGAATTTTGACCGACGCAACAAACGTGACGGCGGTGGGACAGCGCAGAAAAATTACCTCGCACACAGGCGGAGCAAGTCCAGTATTTACAGTTCCCGCTTGGACAGTCAACCCGTCAGCAACAGCAACATTCGTGATTGAAAACGCAAATGAAATTTTGCTATTTTCAAGTGCTTCGGCAAACGTATTTACTTACGCACCATTTGCGATTGGAGCAATGACAGCCGACACTTGGTCAATAACAACTTACGGCGCACGTGGAGCAGTTGTGGGCGCAGGCGTTTGTGCTTTTCAAAGTTTTGGAATAGTGCCAGACGCAGACAGGAACAATAGACACAGTTTCATTTTCTCTTTCAGAGGTGGAGCAGTCACAACTTTGGACTTGTTGGATATTGCGGGAGGCGCAACAGGACTATGGAGTAATGCAATTGTTTACGGAAGCGGTCCAACAATGACAACGGGAACATCATTGGCATACGACCCAAGCACCAACGGCGGAAAATTTGCATACGTGAATATAAACGGATTGCAGAATATGTACCGATTTAATTGCTCAACACGACAGTTGAATGAGTGGGCGCAGTTGAGATATGCACAAGGTACGGCCGTGGTGGGACGAAAAATGGCAACCACAGTTGCAATCAATCCGACAACGCCGACAGACAAATTGGGAGTTCTTATTACTCAAAGAACGTCGGGCGCTGAATTATTCTCAATGATACTTGAAAGATAACAAAAAAATTATGAGCATATTAAATGAAAACATCACACCAGTAGCGCCAAGTTTGCAAAGCGCAATTGAAAATATCAAAGGAAATACAACGGGCATTTATGTTTTCATTGAGGCGCAACACAAACAGTCTTTTGATTTGGTTTGGGAAAATACAAACTTCACAGCAAAGGAAATTGTGGACGCTTTTGGGACAGACGCAAGAGCATTATTTGAATTGTCTTGGGGATTGCAACAAATACTTATGGGAGCAAACCCCGCATACGTACCATTAACACCGCCGAATGAAATTGTGTTTAACGAGGACGGCACAGTCACAGTTGGCGAATTGAAAAATGAACAAGCCACAGCGATACCTGTTTAACATTGCAGTTGCTTGTGACCAATTATTGAACGCAGTCTTGGGAGGCGACCCCGATTTGTGCATATCCTCCCGACTGGCGTTGAATTATTATGGAGGCCGAGCAATGCGAAGTGTCAATTATATTTTTTGGATTTGCTTTGGCCAACGTGACCATTGCCAAAAAAGTTTAGCAAACGAGCAGGGCTACACGTTCAATTGTAATTCTATAATTAGATAAAAATATGGAGCAGATAAATTTGAAGCAAGGCGACAAAGGTTATGACATCATTTTTGAGTTGACCAACAACGACGACACGGCGTTGGATTTAACAACGGCCACGGCAATAAAATTGAATGCCATAAACGTCTTGGACGCAACGGACATTTTGAATGGAACTTGCGCAGTATTGGGAACAGCAACAGAGGGCATTTGCAAATACACAGTCACGGGATTGGAATTTGATACGCCGACAACTTACCGAGCAGAAATACAAGTGTCATTTGGAATAAACAAAACATTGACATTACCTGAATTTAGAATTTTGGTGGACGCTGAAATTGCGTAGCCACCCATAGGGCAATCACATTCCGATTACTCCCCTGATAATTGTAGGGTGGTTGCTCGTTGAATGGTTGTGACAAACCAGTTTAATTTTTTAAGACATAAATTACGAGTACAAGAAATGAAAAACTATTTTTAATTTCAGTTTTGGTTGTAGCAGTCGTTCTATTATTCGGCATAGCGAAAGCCGTGGCGAGTATGAAGATTGAGCAACGAAAAACTAGCACGCAATTAAGGTCTGAAACATTCAAAAACGCATATGATAATAGAAAATCAATTGGCAGGTAAATGGGACAAATTTTACATTGGCAAAGTTAAGACAAGCAGTTTCCACGGATATGCTTGCTTCCTTTTTTGCCTTACGTATTTGTATTCCATAAAACAAGGACGACAAGTCAGCCCCGCAGAGGTGGACAAATTGTTTATTAAAGAGGGTGTTTACAACGGCGATTTGATAAACTCACAGCGAGCGAGCGAAGTATTGGGATTGGAGTACAATGGGATTGAGTATGACATTACCAAGCCACCGAAATACCACCCGAGCATAAAGCAGGTGGATTACTCAATACAAGCAGGAAAGCAAACGCATTTTGTGATACGTGAAGTAAAGGACGGAAAAAATATAATTCTTGACCCATTGGGCGGAGTGGAAAGGAATATAAATTTTTACGAGAAAAAAGTGAACAACACGGCGTGGAAAGATAAAATGTTTTCTTACCGATTATTTAAGATTTAATTTTATGACGAAGCAAGAGTTCCAAAGAAAAATTTATAGCAATTTGGCGAGCAAAAAATTCCAAGCATTATTGGGCGCAGTCATTATGACAATAAGCACGGCCATTGCGAGTGGGATTAGTTGGACACAGGCGCAAGTCAGCGTGGCGATTTTGGTGGCGGGTTATTTGGGAGTTCAGGGATTGATTGACAACACGAAAGCCAAGAGAAAATAAGCGGACAAAAAGAGGCGCACATCACGCACAAAGCAATGCAAAAGGCGGTCAGATTGGACGCCTCTTTTTGACGTCCAAAACTGCTATGAGAGGGGCGCAAAAGGTTTACAAGGCGCAACCATACCAACAAGGGAGCGAAAACGCAACCTGCGAGAATTTTTCTAAACTATTCCTTATCTAAAGCCCAAATCGGGGGTGTTTTTCCAATGTGATTGAAAAGGGTTGACAAAACGCAACCAAAGGAGTATAATGAAATTACAAAGGTTGGAGAGGGGACACAGGTAGCGCATAGCGCACCAAACCCCTCCCAACTTTCCAATAATTAAATAACTTTCGGCGACGGGTGACGCCTCCGAAAAAATGAGTAAACAACAAACATTAAAAACATTGAACGACGCAATTGACAAGTTAATTATTAAGGGATTAAAAACCCCGAAGCAATGGTCAGAGTTCCACAGGTTGTGCAAATTGCACACCGCAATAGTTGAAACTTTGCCACCAGTAAAATAATATGAAGCCAATTAAAAAACCAATAATCAATACATTCAAAAGGGTCGGAATTGATTATGAGAGTATGGACAACACTACCAAAAATTACAGAGCGGTAAACAGATTTTCAGGGGAGCGGGTTGAAACAACGGAACTGATTGCATATTTGGTTAATTGGGTTTATACAACAAGCGACAAATACGAGAACGGCGACAACAGCATAAGTAGCATAAGTATCTCGGATTTTGACCGCATAAGATATTTCATTTTAGAACAAGACGACGACGTATATTCAAGTTGCATTGACTAATAAATTAAAATAATAAAAAAGTTATGAGCGAAAAAAGTTATGTGTCTATGGGACTATGCCCAATTTGCAAAAAGGAAAACGGGACAATCTTAATGGATAGACGAATAAAAGACAGTATGGAAAAGTTTACAGTTGACCCGACCACAGTGTGCGAAAAATGCCGAGAGGATTATTTGAGCAAAGGGGTTATGTTGATTGAGCCATACAACGGAAATTTGATTGTGTTGAAAGACGAAGCGTTCCAACAAATGTTTGATAAAAAATTACCGAAGCACAAAATTGCATTTGTCACACAGGATTTGTTGGATAATTTGCAAAGGGGATTGGAAAAATAATAAATTAAAAGTTGTTGGGTGAAACGACAACAAAAAAATGAATATCTTACAAAAGATAAAAGCAGAGCAGACAACATTAAAAGGGATTAGAAAACGAGAAAACATAAAGGGAGTTTACGCAGGTTTAATTTTGGGTTTACTTATCGGGGTCACATCAACATTTGACACGATTAAATTTCAAGAACTCTGGCGAGATTACCAAACAGCGTTGGACATTATGCAGGAACACGAAGCGTGGAAAGCGAGCAACATTATTAGCGGTGTGGTGGTTACGGCGACTGCACACGCAAGTACCGACGGGGAAAATATGAGTGGGGGGAGCGAGGAATTGCAAACCCCTGCCCTAGCGGTAAAAGTGATTGCGACGACTTACAACGCCGAAGTGGGACAGACAGACGCAGACCCATTTACAATGGCAAGCGGTCACAGGGTTTATGAGGGCGCAGTGGCTAGTAATTGTTTGCCATTTAATACAAAAATTCGTATCAACGGCGAAACTTACACAGTTGAGGACAGAATGAACAGCCGATATACGAAAGATTGTGGAACGGAAAATGAACGCTTAGACATTTTCAAATGGGAGCGCAAGGACAATTTTAAGAAAAATTTAGAATACACAAAAATATGAGCGACGAGGAAAAAACAAAAACAGTGTTAAAGTTTGGCGACCCCGAGAGCATAAAGATTAAAAAGGATTTTGAGTTAAAAATTGAAAAGGACAAAGCAACCACAGTTATTGCCCACGAGCAGGAAATTGAGCAAGAGCCAATTTATGAGTACGACTGGACTTGCCCACATTGTGGTCGCATTGAGATATTGCACGAGGAGGATATGCCAAGCGACAAACTAATTAAATGTTATCAGTGTAAAAAATGGTTAAAGATAAAAATTTTATGAATTATATGGCACACAAAATTAAATGCCCCGTACCAAATTGCAAAGGGTTTGAAACTTGTAGCAGTCAAGCCAATGTGGGAAATCACATACGCAACAAGGCGAAAACGGAACTGCTGAAAAATTATATTTTGGGGGACAAGTACGAAACGCCACACGCCAAGTATTTGAAAAATGCTTGCCAAAAGGAGGTAGCAGAAAAAACGGCAATGGTTTTCAAAGTTGATGGGCGACAATTTATAATTACAGGGTAGGGGGTTGACAAAACGCAACCGACAGAGTATAATCAGAGAGTAATAAATTAAATGAAAGGAGGCGAATTATGATTGAAATTTTAAAAATTGGAACACGTGCGAGAGTTTTCCACTACATCAAATCAATGTCAGAAATGACAGCCAAGCAAACGGGCAAGAGGGGCGTTTACCCAACAGCCACGCAGATTGGATTGGTATTTGATTTTAGCAGACAACAGGGGGCAAAGTATTTGGAGGCGTTCAAAAAAACGCACAAGGACGTAATCAATTTAAGGGACATAAAATAATATGAATGAGGAAACAACAAAAACAGAGGTCGCAAAAACGGAGAGCGCACAGCCGTTGACGCAGACGAGTGCCGAGGAACTTATTTCCAAAGCGATTGAAAAGGGCGTGCCAGTGGAAACTATGGAACGCTTATTAGTAATGCGCCGAGAGTTAAAAGCAGAGTGGGCAAAGGAGCAATTTGATATTGCTTTTGGAAAACTGCAAAGGGAAATGCCAGTGGTCAGAAAAACCGAAGCAGTCAGGAACAAAGACGGGTCAGCAAAATATAAATTCGCACCGCTTGAAGTTATTGTGCCAATTGTAAAGGACACTATTTCAGACAACGGATTTATTTATGATTTTGACACAACCGACGACGGAAAAATGTTGACGACGACTTGCAAAATTACGCACAAATCAGGACACACCAAACTCAATTCTTTTTCAGTTCCAATTGGAGCAGAGCAGTATATGACAGAAGTGCAAAAGTTCGGCGCACGTGACACGTTTTGCAAACGATACGCATTTTTGAATGGATTTGGAATTATTGTGGAGGGCGAGGACAAGGACGCAACCACAGAGGCACTCGGACAAGGCGAGAATAACTACGGAGGCGCACCACGAGCCACCACGCCGAGGACTTACCCCGCTAGTGGGGCAAAGACCCAGTACACCCCACCCAAAGCGTCAGACAAGCAAATTTGGCTCATAAAAAAGGAGTTGGAGAGGATTGGGGCAAATGAGGCTTGGTTTAAGAGCCAAACGGGACACACTTTGGAAAGCATAAATGTCAAGCAGGCGAGTGTGGCGATTGCAAAACTTATTGAAACCAAACCAACGGGAGGCATACAGGACGCTGAAATTGAATACGACGAGGCAGATTTGCAAGGCGCAAGCGTTGACGAGCGAGGTAATAATTAAAAATAATTTCTAATTTAAACAACAAGAAATATGAATAAGGGCAAGAAAACATTTGCCGAAAAAGCATACCAAACAACTCAATTGGACTTCGGATATACGCAACAGCGTATTACCGATATGCTCAACGAACTTGGTATTGACCAAACGCAAATTACGCAGGACGGCACGGATTACAAAGTAGTTTTTATGGTTAAACTTCGGCCAAACGAAGCACCCCGAAAAATTATGATTAACGTGCCAGTGCTTACGGACTTGGGAGAAACCCAAAAGCAACGCAACAGAAAAAAGAATGCCATTTTCAGAGTTCTATTTTACCACTTGAAAAATCGCTTCGTTGCAGTTTCAAATGGGTTGCGAGAGTTTGACGAGGAATTTATGACCGACATTGTTGTGGTAGTGAATGGAGTTGAGCAGAGATTGGGAGATATGGTTGTTCCTGAAATTAAGCGCCAACTCAAACAGGACAGCCGAGTAGTTTTAAAAATTGATAAACAATAGTATGAACAAGCGAGAACAAGAGATATTTTTGCGAGGAATTGCACTTGGGTTAAAAGCAAGTGAGGATTTTGAAGCAGAATTTCCGAGTGGGTTTATGGGAAGTCTTTACGGAATGCCCGTATATGCCCAAGAGAACATCAAAGTAAACAACAAGAACGTAAAAAAGACAATTTCAAAAGTGAGAAAAATCTTGGGAAAGTTTCCAAAGCGAGCGTGGACAGAGGACGAGGACAATTACATATTGGAGAATATGGACGGGTCAATGAAGTCCTTGGCAAGAAAACTCAAAGGCCGAAGCGAGAGCGCAATTGCCCAACGCAAAATGAAACTTGTGATTAAAAACCCAAAAGCAAAAAAAACCAACGGCTACAAAGGGTTGGCAAAACTTAATCAAAATTTAAACGACTAAAAAATATGGGATTGGATATGTATTTGACCCGCCGAATTTACGTCGGCAATAAATATAAAAAACCCGAGGAACAAGTGAAAGTGGAGGGCAAGGATATTGAACAGGCACAAGTATCGGAAATTATTGCGGACTTGGGGTACTGGCGCAAAGCCAACGCAATCCATAATTGGTTTGTGCAAAACGTCCAAGAGGGCGAGGACGATTGCAAAGAGTACCACGTGTCACGGGAAAAACTTGAAGAACTTTTGCTGATTGTAAATACAGTTTTAAAGGCAAGCGAATTGGTGGAGGGACAAATTGGCAACGGCAAAATTTACGACAAGGAAAAAGACGATTGGGTGCCAAAAATGGTGGAGGGTAAAACGATTAAAGACCCGAGCAAGGCGCAAGAACTTTTGCCAACACAGTCAGGATTTTTCTTTGGGAGCGAGGGGTACGACGAGTATTATTACCAAGACCTTTTGAGTACAAAAGATATTTTAGTAAAAGCGTTGGACGCAGAACTTAATTCGGAAATTTATTATCAATCAAGTTGGTAAAACAAAAATTATGAGCAAAGCAATTGAAAAAGCAGAGAACGTGTTTACGGAGTTGGAGCAGGTGCGTTTCCGCATTACAACCCAAGACCAATTTGCGGAGGTTATGGTGTGGATACGAAAGTTAAAAGACTACACTGCCAAATTTGAGGAAAAGGTAAAACAGCGAGGGGCGGAGATTATGAGCGATTTGGATTTGCGGGAAATTGTGAGCGGAAGTTGGATTGTGCAAAAAGTTGACCCAACCGAAGTCACGGAGTACGACGCAAAAGCATTGGTGGAGATTTTGGGAATGGAGCGAGTTGTTGGATTGGGAATAAAAGTTTCCACGGCCAAGGTCAAGCAATACATCAAGAGCCGAGGCGTGACCGACGCAGAACTCGCAGAGATAAACAAGCACCAAAAAACCAAGCACAGGGACGGCTACATAAAAATTAGCGAGAAAAAAGTAAAAAAATGAAACTCAAAAAAAGAAAATTCCTATTGAACATTACTTACACCGCCGAATGCGAAACGATTGAGCAGGGCAAGGAGGCGGTGCGAGCCTACGCAGATATGCAAGGGTTTTCAGTTATTGGAGTTTCTTTGGTTGGGAGCGGAATAAGCGACAGGCAAAAGCGGGCATTGCATTTATGGTTTTCAATGCTCGCTGACGCACTCAACGACGCAGGATTTGATATGAAAAAGACCATACGCAAGGAACTAGACATTGCTTGGACGGGACACACAGTCAAAGAGTATTTGTGGCGACCTTGCCAAATGGCTTACCTGCAAAAGAAAAGCACCAAGCAACTCAACAAGGAAACCGACATAAACGAGATTTACGACCTTGTAAACCGAGTTATAGGCGAGCGCACAGGCGTCCACGTGCCGTTCCCGAGCATTGACGGGGCGATTGACGCAGACAGGGAAAACGGAGCGTATTAGAGCCATTTTTGGGGGTGTTTACAACCTCCCGAAAGGGGCGCATAATTAAAAAAATAATAAACTTGCATATAAAAAGTGACACCTTTTCTTGCAAGTTAGGGTGTCACTTTTTGTAAAAAACAACAAAAATATGGAAAATAAAACGTGGATTAAGGTTTACCGCAAAATTAAAGAAAAGGCGTGGTACAAGCGGTCAGCGTACGTACACCTTTGGCTACACATATTAATTAAGGCAGAACACAGCGAAAAGGAATTTTTATGGAATGGGCAAACCCAAAAGACAAAGCGAGGACAATTCCTAACGGGACGCAAGGCGCTTTCAAAAGATACGGGCATACCCCAAAGTTCCGTGGAGGATATACTCAATTTATTCGTTAAGGACGGGCAAATCCGACAGGACAAGACAAGTAAATTTAGGCTTATCACAGTGCTTAATTACGCAGAGTATCAAACAGCCCAACAACAGCCCGACATCAAGCCGACATCAAAGCAACAACAAGCCGACATCAAGCCGACACATAATAAGAATACAAAGAACTCAAAGAACAAAAAGAATAACAAAGATTTAATTACAAGCGACGCAAGCGTCGCAGAGAATAAAGACATTGGATTGGTTATTAAGATTTTTGAGGTTGTAAACCCGAGTTATCAGAAAATGTTTGCGAACACCACCCAACGCCAAGCGTGCGAGAGGTTGTTGAAAAAATGGAGCGTGGCGCAAATTAGGGCGGTGGTTGAAAACGTCCTGCCAAAACTCAACGCCGACCAATACGCCAAGGGTAAATCCATTACACCCCTGCAACTTGAAGATAATTTGGGATATATTAAAGCGTATATAGACAGCCAAAAAAACATTAAACAAGAGCGTAATGTCACAATTATATGAAAGAACTTGCATTATTTGACGGAACAAGTTATTTGTTGACGGACGAGGAAGCCAAAGCGGTTATGGCTGAAATGATGAAAGGCCAAAAAGGTTGCATTGTTTTGAGGCGGTTGGAATTAGTAGTGAATACATCAAGCATTGCCCGTTGCGGATTGCCTGAAACGATTGCATATTTTTGGGGAATGAGAATGAATGACAGCAAAACAAAGGTTTTGCGAAATGGGGAATGGTGTGCGTTCAGTGGGGGCGCTGAATACGTTAAGCAAATTGAATACAGATTAAAAGCCGACCCGTCAATTGTGGTTGAGCAAAAAGATAATCAATTAAAAACAACATAAAATGGCTTACAAACAACAAAAAGAAAAAGACGACGAGGAAGCCCAAGTACCCGTCAAAAGGTATGACGTTTTCAATAATAAAAACGACAGGCAATTTATACGGGACTTTGCCAAACAGTTTGGGAGTATTGGGTCACAGGCATATTGTGAACGTATGGGGTGGTTTAGAATTACCCCACGATACCCCGAGGGAGCATACCTGCACGACTATATAATTCAAATCAACGAGGCAATGGAAATTTTCAAGACCATAAAGGATTTAGAGGATTACGACAAGTTTACGGAAACGGCAACCAATGAGAGATTGGCGGAAAGCGAAAAAAAACAATGAGCGATTACAAAAACATTCCAATTGTGTGCGTTTATTGTGACCGACTTGTTCCGCAGAGTGATTGGATACCCGAGCGGGCAAGGTGCAAGTATTGTGCAAATAGAATTTTTGTTTCGCTAGACCCGCACGAGATTGAATACTGCACAAAAAAAGCGATTGAATTGGAAAACTCAAACAAGGAAACGGGGATACACCAGCCTTTGGTGGACACGAGCAAAAACAGTCTGGCCGAGGGCATATCAGGAAATTGCGCAGAGTGTGCGTTCCACAAGTTTGTGGGGAAACCATACATTAAGACAGTTTTTAGGGGCAGGGGCGACGACGGAGATTTTGAACACAAGGGATTAAAGTTGGACGTGAAAAACTGTTGCACGGAGCGTTTCAGAGGTTTAAGGATACGTGAGCAGAACTACACCAAGCACAAAGACAAATACGCAGGATATGTGGCTATGAAAAAAGTTGTGGCGCAGAGCGACGAGCATTGGGAAGTCGTGGGGACGATTACAACGGGGATATTTGATAAAAAGAAAAAACTCGTGCAATTTAGCACCAACTTTCCTCCAATGGTTTGCGTTGAGGAATGCGATTTAAACCACCCGAACAAAATACGGGAATGGGCAAAAAATTAGACACGAGCGGATACGACGAGTATTTGGATTGGTTTTGGGTTTATTGGGGATATTATTTTTGCGAGAGATGCAAGGAAAACGAGAATGACCACATATTGAGCCGACACCATATTTTTTTCCGAAGCGAAAAGCCCAACCACCCAAACTTGCACAACCACGACAACATCATTTTACTTTGTGAAAAGTGCCACGACCTCGCACACGGGGACAAAAGCATAAGGGAAAAGTGGGGAGAAAAATGGGAAAAAGCAAAAGCATTATTTTTAAATTAAAAAACAAAATGAAAAGAACATCATTTGAGGTAATTTGCGGGAGAGTTTCAAGAGCCGTGGCAAAGCGAGATAAATTTTTGAAGCGCCACCACAAAATACTAAACAGGTACAATGAAATTGAGCAGGCGTTGAATATGCAAAAGTATTATGCTAATGAAAAATGTGAAATGTTGGCCGAGAGGGGAAAAATGAAAAGAGAGGATTTGAGATACTCGGACGACAACATTGAAGTGAGTTTTCGCTCAAACAATGGGCTAATTACTATTGACATTTTTGAGAAAATGCGCTATACTCAAAGTAATAAATAGAAAAAACTTTATGTCAATTACAAACAAAGAATTGCACGGGCAAGTTTCCAAAAAGATTTTGGCTAATACCAAGAACGCTAGTTCCACCTCGGACGGCGTTTTTATTTTGTCCATATATTACGACAAGAAAAAGGGAACAAGCGACGCACAGACATTTATTAACGGATTGAAACCGATTGAAGCGGAAGTTTTGATTAAGGAAGTTTACGCACGGATTTATGCAGAGCGAGTTAAAAATGACCCTAAAATGAAAAAAATAAATGCCGACCTTGAAAAACGCAGACAGGGCAAGTGAACACGAAGTCCAAACGCAAATACTTAATGCTTTGGCTTTAATTGGAGTTTTCGCTTGGCGAAATAATACTGGGTGCGTGCGGAGTTCCTACAAGGGACGGGAACGCTTCATTCGGTATGGCAAGGTCGGGTCAAGTGATATATTTGCTTTACGTAAAGGAATTTTTTACGGCATTGAAGTAAAGAGCGCAAAAGGAAAACAAAGCCACGAGCAAGCAGAGTTTCAGAGAATGATTGAGAAAAGCGGAGGGCGATACATTTTGGCACACTCGCTGAATGAGTTTATGAATAAATTTTGTGGCTAGTTTTTTTATATCTCGTTGTCCGTTCCTTTTGGATATTGGGAACTCATTAGCAAGCATTTAGTGTTTGCCAACGAGGTATAAGCAAATTAGCAGGTTGGAGAAGTAGCAACTCACGTGGCTCATAACCACGAGAACGGCGGTGCAAATCCGTCACCTGCAACATCATTAAAAATTAAAAAACAAAACAATGAATGACGACGAAATAATTGAGTCAACAACGGAAATTAAAAAAATGTCCACCTCTTATTTTGTGAGGATTGACGACAAAAAAAGCGGGTATGGAATTTTGGTAAAGGTTTTTGAACTTTGCAACGGGGAAAAGGATTTTACTATTACCCAACCAGTCACAGAGGGCAAGGAATTTGTTTTTGAACATAGTTCCAAGCACACTTTGAAACGAATGGGAGAACTTTTAATTGAGGCAAGCAAACTATAATATGGCAAACGAAACAAAGAAAACCAAAAGCACAAAAGTCCACACAAAAGTTTCAAAGGTTTGGACAAACGAGGATAGTGAAGCGTTTATTTGGAAAACCCATTTGGAATTGCACCATATGAAAAACAGCAAACAAAAATGCGACACGCCTACTTGCCCAATGAGGGGACGAATTTTGACAAAGGCACAAATAATAAACCTAACAACTAAAAAACGAAAATAATATGTCAGACACATCAAGTTCAAGTAGCGGGATTGGTTTTTTGGGAGCGTTGACGATTGCTTTTATTGTTTTGAAGTTGACCCACGTTATTGATTGGGATTGGTTTTGGGTTTTGTCGCCAATGATATTTGGGTTTGCAATGTTTGCGGTGGTACTTTTGGTTATTTTAATTGTAATTGGGATTACTGTTTTAAGTGATAAGAAAAAGAAAAAATAATATGGCAAAAATTAAGGCAGTGACAATTTTCTTTTCGGGGACAGTTCAGGAAAAAATTGACAATAAAATTATTGCGACAAATCAGACGGCTCATTTTGAGGTAGGGTTGAAAGTAAACGAGGGGACACCAAACGAAAAGACAGTTATTTACATAAGCGAATTTGTTTGGAAAACGGGAGTGAAAGTTGTTTTTTCGGACGGAATTATTTGGAGGTACAAAGGATTTAATTACATTATAAGTTAAAAACAAATGAAGATTATTGAGCGAAAAGCGATAAAGGTCACAGAATTAAAACCCGCCGAGTACAACCCGAGAATGATGTACCCCGACGAAATGCAAAACTTGATTGAGAGTTTGAAAGAATTTGGATTGGTTGAGCCGATTGTTGTGAACAAGGATATGACAGTTATTGGAGGCCACCAAAGATTGCGAGCCGTTATTGAATTGGGTTGGAAAGAGGTGGACTGCAACATTGTGGATTTGGACAAACGCAAAGAAAAGATTTTAAACATTGCGCTGAATAAAATAAGCGGAGTTTGGGACGAGGCAAAGTTGACCGATTTGATTTGCGAATTGCAAAACGACGCAATCGGATTTAATGAGGCCGAAGTCAATCAATATCTTATACGCAAGGAAATTATGGCGGAGGCAGATAGCCGAGGCGACGCAGACGCAGACGAGGAATTGCAGGCAAGGTTTGACGCAAACGAGCGAGTGGGATTGAGTTTGGAAAAACCCGAAGCAAAAGTGAAATTGAACGGGTATGCTTTTTATGCGGGGAATATGACCGAGTACAATTTGATACGGGACTTTTTTAAGAGCAATCGCAAAGGGGAATTGGACATTCAACAACTTATAAATTTAATTGAGCAATAATATGGGAGAGGATTTTTACGAAAGCCCGAGAGTTTCAAGCCAGTACATTTTTTGTCCAATGCCTTTTACAATGGACACGTACGACGGGTGTACGCACAACTGCCAGTATTGTTTTTCTTATTTTGCGAGTTTAATAAACCAAGCGAACAAAGGCAAGAACTTTTGGAGGGGAGCAAAGGGCGTTGACTTGCGACATATTGAGCGGGTTTTTAGCAATAATCCAAAGACGAAAAAGGAAAAGCAATTGTGCGCATTTGTGGAAAGGAAAATTCCAGTACATTGGGGCGGGATTACCGACCCTTTTTCAATGATTGAGGCGGAACACAAAAAGAGTTTGGGGATTTTAAAGATTTTGGCAAAGTATCAATACCCGTTTATTGTCAGCACCAAGAACAAGCGATTGGTGACGGGAGAGTATTACGAACTTTTGAAGCAGTGCGGACAAAATGCCGTGGTGCAAGTTTCGCTCATAAGCACGAACAAAAAATTGGAATTGATTGAAACCGACCCCGAGATAAAAATTGAGGATAGATTGGAATTGATTGAAAAGGCGAGCAAGGTTTGCAAAAAGGTTGTGGTCAGAGTTCAGCCGTTCATTCCAAAGTTTTGCGACGACACTATTGAGAAAACTATTGAGGACGTTAGCAAGGCGGGAGCGAAAGCAGTGACAGTGGAGTTTTTGAAGTTCAGTATTTTCAGTTTGACCAACCCGATATTGAAAGGGACGATACAGAAAATGGGCAGGAAGTTGGGATTTGATATGTTGAAGTATTATCAGGAAAGCGGGAGAGGCAAGGACGGGGATAGAGAGGTGTATCCGAAATTCAAAGAGCCAAGCATAAAGAGAATGGGGGAGTTGGCACACAAGGCAGGATTGGAATTTTATGTGGCGGACAATGAAATGCGGGATATGGGGGACGGACATATTTGTTGCGGATTGCGGGACGACGAAGCGCCGAACAAAAGCGAGTTTAACATCAACAAAATGCTTTTCCTTGCAAAGAAAAAAGGAGTGGTGCGATTTGAGGATTACACGGCTATGGACGCAGACCTTTTTGATAAGATTGGAATGGATTGGTTGAATATGGGAACGGCAGAAAAACGCAACAGGGTTATGAATATGACTTACGCAGACAGAGCAAGAATGATTTGGAACTCAAAGGGCAAGCACGGGCAGAGTATGAGTAAATTTTTTGATAAAATGAAATTCATAGGCACAGACAAAAACGGGAATAGTGTTTATGGCTATGACTTCGGAAAAAAATGATTATATTACCACACTATACAACAGACGAGGCAATGGAGGCATTTGCAAAACAAAGCGGAATGAAACGGGGAGTGGATTTTGACCGAAGCGAAATGATGCCTATGCAAACACCCGAAAAGGCTTTGGTCACTTTGGGAGATTTAATGAATGGAAACCGCAAAGGGCGCAGACACGCCGAGGCAGTAATGAGAAAAATGCAATGATACCAAGCGAGGAAATAAGAAAAATATATCAGCAACGCAAGAAGCGTGCAGACAAAAGGGAATATGACGAAATTGATATGCTTTTTGGAAGTTGCTCGCAGGTTGAGAAAAGCATTATTGAATACTTGGATAAAACGACGTTTAATCCAAAGACGCAAATACGATTGGATAACGGCGAGATATGCAATTTATGAAAAACGATTTAGCTGACAAAAATAGACAATGGTTGATTTTCGCAGGAAAACTCAAAGGGTGGGAATTGAAGTTGATTGAAATGCGATACAACGGGTTTGGGTATGGGGAGATTGAGGACAAATTGAACGAACTTTTCCCAAGCAAAAAATTGAATTATGCCGTGGGGAATTTGAGAATGGCACTTTACCACGCAGGACAATTGCGACCCGCTTACGACGCATACGCAGAACTTATGGGGGCGGAAAGTTTATCACAGGCCAAGCACGTATTGGAAAGCGCAACAGAGATTGCAACCCGCAATATGGTAAATATGATGAGCAAAAAATTTAAGAGCGATATACGATACAAGGCAAGCAAGGACATTTTGGACAGGAATTTGGGGCGACCAGTGCAACAGATTGTGGTGGACGACGCAAGGAGCGCCGAGATTGAGGACATACGGGACACATTGAAGCGATTGACTTCATTAAATAAAAAAGAGAATGTCAGACCAAGAGCAAAAAATATTAAACGAATTACCGCCAATACCGAAAAGCGATAGGGCAACGTGCATTGCTATTTTGAAAATGTTTCAAATTGAGGGAGTGAGCGCAGACGAAATGATGACAGAGGGGCAGTTGCGCATATTTTGGGTTTTGATTTTTCGGCCAGTCAACCGAGTGCAGATTGAAACTTGCACGCAGTATGGAAAAAGTCAGACGATTGGAATGGCTTGTGTGTTTATTGCTTGCATACAAGACGAAGTTGTTTCAGTGGTAGCACCAAGCAACGAAAAGGCAAAGGAGATTATGCGATATTTTATACAGCACTTGGGCGACCATATTGCATTTTTCAGTCAATTGGAGAGCGACACAAAATTGGAGCGATTGAAGCAAGAGGAAAGCAAAGACCGAATTATTTTAAGAAATGGGGGCGGAGTATATACGTTGAGCGTCAATCAGAGGGCGTTTGGAAAGAGTATTGAGAGCGCAATGGGCAAGGGTAGCAGAATTGTGGTTATGGACGAGGGCGGGCTAATGGCAGACCACACAGAGGCGACTGTGTACCGAATGATTGCAGGAAAAGGAATAAACGCATTTTATTGCAAAGTAGGAAATACTTTTTATACAGAAAAACCTTACAGCCATTTTTATAAGACAAGCGACACATACCCGAAAATTTGGATAGATTATAAACAGGCACTCAAAGAGGGGCGATACACACAGGAATTTATTGACGAGGCAAGGGGCAAGCCAATGTTTCGGGAACTTTACGAATGCCTTTTCCCACCACGAGATACGCTGGACGCAGACGGATACAGATACCTTTTTCCAAAGAATATGATTGTGGAGGCGTTTATTGATGAGTTGCCCGAGGAAATGGAGGGGGGCAGAATAAGCGCAGTGGACGTGGGACGAGGCGGGGACGAAACGACATTTGTGCATAGACACGATAAATATATGTGGTTGCAAGAAAAAAATCAGAGCAAGGATTTAATGGGACACGTGACCATAGTGAGAGGAATGATTGAGGACGGCTCAAAATACGTCAACATAGACGATACGGGAGTGGGTGGGGGTTTGACAGACAGGTGCGTGGAAGTGGGTTTAAAAGTCCAAGGGATAGCGTGGGCAAGTCAGCCACAGGTGGACAAGATAAGATTTTTGAACAGGAAAGCAGAAAACTATTGGTCACTTTATGAGTTTTTACGGGACGGCGGAAAACTTTTACGACACGACGGGTGGTTGGAATTGGCAGAGGTCAAATACAAAATCAACAGTAGCGAGAAAATACAGATTGAGCCAAAGGAGCGAATGAAGTTGAGAGGATTACACAGCCCGAACATTGCAGACGCAGGCGCATTGACTTTCAATACAATGTCAATTCCTGATTTATCATTCATATAAAAACAAATGAAGCAAAGCGGATACTGCCCACATTGTGGGAGCAAATTGACGGAAGTTGTGAATATGGGATATTTTGATGAGTTTACTTTCAAATGTTGGAAGTGCCAGCGCATAATAAAAAATTTGGACGTTGTATTTTCGCTTTGTAGTGCGGAAAAGAGCGGTACTATTGACTTTACCGCCGAAGTATGATACAATGGAAGTAATGAAAAGTATTAAGCGATTTTTATTTTTTGTTGTTTCCTCGCATAAACAAGCAATTGTTTTGTGAGGCAAGCATTGTGGGTACTATCTTTTCCCGTAATGTTTACCTCGCAGAATTATTTTATAAACAAATCAGTCAATGCTTACGAGCAACGATTGACTAGCCACGGCTAACTGCAACATTCCTACGGGACTGTTTCGCAAGTGCCGTTTTTTTTATGTTTGAAAAAGTAAAACAATTATTTGGCGGACAAAAAGAAAAGGGATTACTTCCTAGCATTGGGTCAATAAAGAACATTTTTACGGGTGGTCTTTTTTCACGCAATGAGGATTACTTGGATAAATACAGAGGTTGGGTTTACAGGTGCATTACCTTAATTGGAAATGAAGTTTCAAATACTGAATTGAGATTATACAAGAGAGTGGACAAGAATGGGGAAATTGAAAAGGTGGAAGTGACACAGCACGAATTGCTAAACCTTATACGAACACCAAACCCACAAATGACACAAAGCGAATTTTTGGAAGCGTGGGTGGCAAGCCAAAAGTTGGAGGGTAATGCTTTTATTTTCAGAGCAAAGGCAGGAAAAATTACAAAGGAAATGTGGATTATGCGACCCGACTGGGTAAAGATTGTTCCAAGCAAGACACCCGAGAAACTTATTTCGGGATATGTTTATATGCGAAATGGAATGGGCAATGACGAAATGCCAGTATTGGAAGAGGAAATGATACATTGCAAAAACCCAAATCCAAAATACTTTAACAATACAAATCCTTTCCGTGGAGTTGGAGAGGTTATGGCAAGTTTGGATATTATCAACGAGGACGAAGTAATTAAAAATTGGAATAAAAAATTCTTTGAGAATGGCGCACAACTTTCAGGCGTGTTGGAATTTGACGGAAATGTTGGAGAGGACGAAGTGCGACGAATGCAGGCCAAGTGGGACAGAGCATACCAAGGAAGCGAGAACAGCAACAAGACAGCATTTTTGCAAGGAGGTTTGCGATATAAGCCAACGGGAATTTCACAAAGGGAATTGGCTTTTGTTGAACAACGCAAATTGGACAGGGACGAGATTTTGGGAATGTTTGGTATTCCGAAAGGTTTGATTTTGGCAGAGGACGTGAATTTGGCAAACGCAAATACTGCGGTTTGGAGTTTCACACGTTTTACAGTGAAGCCAATGTTGAAAAGAATTGAGGACGCATTGAATGCAACGATTGTTAAAGAATATGGCGACAATTTATTTTTTGAATTTGACAACCCAGTGCCAGACGATAGAACAGCGATTGTGGACGAGTACGTGAAAGCGTGCGGGGTTTGGCTTACACCAAATGAAATTCGTGAAATGGAGGGTTGGGAGGAAATTGAGGGTGGCGACAAGTTAGGGCGGGGAATTACAGTTGCCCCTGCCGTAGCAGAGCCAGTTATTGAAGAGGAAAAACCCGAGCCGACAAAAGAGGGCGAAGCGGACGACGAAACGAAAATGTTAAAAAAAAAAGAGTTGAATGACGAGCGTGAAACTAAGGGAATAAAGGCGTGGGACGAAATGATAAAGGCGCAAAAGCCATTTGAGGAAAAATACAAGGGAGCGATTGAGCGATATTTTAATGGAGTGCGATTGCGAGTTCTTCAAGAATACGGAGCAAAAAAAGAGTTCGCAAACACAAAGGCATTGGACGACGACGCAGAAATGAAAGTGCTATTGGACATTTTAAGCCCAATGCAACGAGAGTTATTTGAACAACAAGCACGAAGCGCAATGAAAGGACTGGGAGTGGCGAATGATTTTACTTTTACGGACGCACTCAAAGCAACATTGAAAAAATGGGATATACATTTGTCAGGCGGGATTACAAAGACCACCAAAAATGATTTACAGAGAATTTTGGGGGACGCAAACGCACAGGGGTTGGGAACGGACGAAGTGACAAATAAATTGAATGAGTATTTTGATTACGCAGAGGAAATGAGAGCGGGAATGATTGCAACGACTGAAACAATCCGCATTGCAAATATGGCAAGCGTTGAGGGTTGGGCGCAAAGTGGAGTTGTTGAGGCAAAAGAATGGTTTACTGCACCCGACGATAGGACTTGTGAATTTTGTTATGAAATGGACGGGAAAGTAATTGGACTATCGGACGCATATTTCAATCAGGGCGACACGATTACAACACAGAGTGGAAAAGAAATGGTGCTGGATTATTCTTCAACAGACGAGCCACCATTACACGTGAATTGCCGTTGCACATTATTACCAGTCATTAAATAACTAATTAAACTTATGAAGAAAATTGAGCAAAAGATATTAGGGGACGTTCAAAAAGCATTGGAGAGCCACAAGGAAATTGTGGTTAAAGCCGTTGAGGACAATGGAACTTTTAAAGTTGTTGCTTCAACACAATGCAAAGACCGACACGGCGAAGTTGTTTTGCAGGCGGGCATAAACACAGACAACTATATGCTAAACCCGATTATTTTAATGAGCCACGACTATTGGGCATTGCCAATTGGGAAAGCAACAAGCGTGACCAAAGAAAATAATCAAATGATTATTGAGGGAGTTTTTGCAAGCGCAGAGGCAAATCCAGTAGCACAGAACGTACGCAAATTGTATGAGGCGGGAATTTTAAAGACAGTTTCAATTGGATTTATTGCAAAGCAATGGCAAGACAACATAATTACCGAGAGTGAATTGCTTGAACTTTCATTTGTGACTGTTCCTGCAAACCCCGAAGCATTAGCATTGGCCAAGAGCAAGGGGGTGGAAAAGGAATTTGTTGAATATACAGAAAAGGCAAAAGAAAAAAAACTGCCAACAAATCAAGACGTGTGCGATAAAATGGACGCAAACCACGGCGAGATTATGGGCAAAATGGAGGAAATGTGCAAAAAGTCAATGGACGAACAGACAGGCGAGAAAATTGTGAAAGAACTCGTTGGAATAGTAAAGGAAATGCACATTGGACTTACAAAGGCATTATCAGATTTAGATAGTGAAGTGAAAAATCTTTCTTCCCAAGTGGTCGTTCTTGCGGAAAAAAGCGTTGTGGGGACAACGAAAGAACTTGATGAACTTACTGCCGACAGCGCAAGGATAAGCGCAAAAATCAGAGAGGTTATCAAAAAAGGGTCGTTAAAATAAATTAAGCATAAATAAATTATATGGAAGTAAAGGAACAAATTGAGGAAATGGGTAAATCCATTACCGAAGCAATCTTGGGAGCAATTCCAGAAATGATTGCAAAAGAAGTTGACGCCAAAGTGGAAGCCAAGGGCATTGCTCGTCTTGAAAAAAAGATTTTTGGTGGAGCAGAGGAAGCAAGTAAATTGGAGGGTGGAGAAAAGATTGCAAAGTTTTTTCAAGCCGTTCGTCAGAATGATAGCGAAACTGTAAACGCTTTGACTGCAAAAGAAAAAGCAATGTCAGGTGGAACAGACGCTAATGGTGGATTTCTTGTGCCTGATGAATTTCGTTCAGAGGTGGTTAGACTTGCAGAGGCTTATGGAATTATCCGTAAACTTGCAAGGACTATTCCTATGCAACGAGATACGCTGAAACTGCCAAAAATTACTGCCTCTGTTGCCGTTTATTGGCCTGGGGAAGGAGTTGCTGGAACAGTTGCACAGCCAACTCTTGGACAAGTCACGTTGCTTGCTAAAACCCTTGTTGGTTTGACACCAGTGACCAATGAATTGTTAGAGGACGCAGACGCAGATACAATTTCACTTTTGGTTGAATTGTTTTCAGAAGCGATTGCAGGTGAAGAGGATAATCAAGGACTTGCTGGAACTGGCTCACCATTTACGGGTGTTCTTGCTGACGCAGGCGTGACTGTTGTGACACAGGCAACTGGCGACACAACTTTTGCAAAGGTGACTGCTGATTATTTGCGAGATATGATTTCAAGTGTTAAACCGCTTGTACTTCAAGGAGCAGTTTTCGTAATGCACCGCTCTGTATGGGCAACAGTTCAAAAACTGAAAGGCTCTGACGGACAGTACATTGCAACAACCGCAAATCCAATCACAACCAAGGACGCAACACAAGGTGTTGGAATTGTTGGATACGCTTGGGGATACCCAGTTTATCTTTCAGAAAAAATGCCTTTCTCAACTGCTATCTCAACCAAGTATGTAATTTTTGGAAACTTTAATTACCTATACCTTGGGGATAGACGACAAATGACAGTTGCAGTTTCAGACCAAGCGACAATCGGTTCAACAAACTTGTTTGAAAGTAATATGTCTGCATTGAGAATTACTGAGCGTATCGGTATGACCATTGCTATTCCAACAGCGTTTGTTTGTTTGAAAACTTCAGCAAGTTAAACCTTGCGAGTTTCAATATGTGGCTACTTGGTTTATATTCTTCGGGATATATCCAGTAGCCACCCCTAAAGGGGGTTAATTCAAATAAAGAATAATAAAATGGCAAAATATATTGTGGTTGAAAGCCCAGTATCAATAAGTGGAGTTGTTTTTGAAAAGGACAGCGAAGTGGAAGTTGAAACTGAAATTGCGGAGGCCTTTGGAGTTGAATATCTAAAGCCAAAAAAGGAAAAAAAGGAAGCAAAGAAATAGTATGTTTTGAACTGTTCGCTAGGGTTTTCTTTGTTTCCCTGCCGAACAGTATTAAACAAATTATTTTATGGAACTTACAACATTATCCAACGTGAAAAGTTTTTTAGGCAAAGACGACAGTACGGACGACGTATTTTTGAGTTCGTTGATTTTGAGTATGACTGCGTACATTGAAAGCGCCACCAACAGAACATTTGACGGGACAAAGGAGATTGTAGAAATACACGACGGCCAAGGATACAGCAATTTGGTTTTGAGGCAGTACCCTGTGATTGAAGTGACAAGCGTGGAATACAATAATGGAATGCAGGCCAACCCGAATTGGGTTGTGATTGACCCGATAAATTATGTTGTTGACCCTCGCCTCGGAACTATTTTGGGAATGTTCCCGTCGTTTCATCAAAACATACGAGTGACTTACAAGGCAGGATTTACACAAGCGCCATTTGATTTATCACTTTTGGCAACGCAATTGGTGGCAAAGGAGTTTGAAATGAGGCACGCACAAGGAAAGGCAAGCGAGAAAATGGGAGAGGCACAAATCAATTGGACACAGGGACTTACGCCAATGCAACAGGACGTGTTGGACAATTATTTAACAATAGCGGTTTAAGAATATGCAAAGTTTTTTTACGACACCATACAGCACGCAAAGATTACAGCAAACCGCAGGGAAGTCTGCGTACGTTGCTTATATTTCGGGTAAAGGGTTTTTATCACAACGGGACGAAAAATTTGGGCAGATAAATACATTGCAATATGGAGAGGGTTTTCAATTATTTGTGGGAGCAGACAAAGACATTGTGGCAACGGATAAGATTATTATTGACGGAGAGCATTACGAAGCGAGCGGAATTAAAATGAGAAAAATGGGAAGTATTTTATTTAAGGCAATTGCGCTGAATAAGAAAAAGATATGATTACATTGGAAATAGTAGGACTGAAAAAATTGCAAAACGCAGTTAAAAAATATCCCGCTATTGCCACGACGAACATTAACATTGCCATACGGAAAACATTGACGAGCATTGAAAGGGACGCAAGACAGAACGCACCCAAAGACCAAGGAGCGCTGAAAGCGAATTGGGGAAACGAATTTGGGACATTGAAAGGGTCGTTATTTAGCAAGCAGGATTATGCAGTATTTGTTCACGAGGGGACAAGACCGCATATGCCACCAATGGGAGCAATTACCCCGTGGGCAAACAGACACGGCATACCGCCATTTTTGGTGGCAAGGAGCATTGCACGGCACGGGACAAAGGCAAATCCATTCTTATTTAAGGCATTGGAAAGCAATTTGAAATACGCCGAGGGGCAATTTAACGAAGCATTAAGTAAAACACTCAAACAAATATGAGCCAAACAGCAATACGGGCAAAAATTAAAGAAAAATTGTTGGCACATTGTGGCGAGAGTTTGCCAGTTGCGGAAGTTCACGCAGAACACCGCACGGATTTTGGAGGCTATCCCGCAGTGACATTTGAGCCAAGCGCAGAGGAAAGCGACTACGAAACAACAACACAGAATTTGAGAAAATACATTTACAGGATTGTTTTGTGGCAAGAGGCCGAGAGTATGAGTGGGGAGGGCGCATTGGACATTTTGGTGGCACTTTCAGAAACGATTATTGCAGATTTTGACGACGATTTTACATTGGGTGGGGTGTGCGATTATTGCAATGCAGTTCCCGCAATATGGGGACAATGGGACAGCCCAACGGGCATTGTGAGATACACCGAGATTAAGTTGGAGTGCAATAAAAGTGAAACTATTTAATAAAAAAAATATGATTGAAGAAAAAAGCGACAAAATGTTAAAGCCAACAAAAGACAAGTATTTTTTCCCCGATAGTGGTCGTGTCGTGGAAGCAGAGAGCCAAGAGGACGCAGAAAAAAAACTAAAGGAAATAAGTGAGAAAGTAATAATTAAAAATAAGTAATAAAATTATATGATTGGACGACAAATACAAGTAGGAATTGCAAAAGAAGCCACCCGAGGAACAGCAAGCGTTCCGACTTTTTGGATACCAAAAGAGGACGTGAGCGTGGACGACAAAATGACTTACGAAAACAATGACGAAAGTTATGGAATTATCACGGACAGTTCCGACGCAGTTATTGTGAAACAACTTTCAGAGGGCGAAATTAAAGGAAAAGTTAGGGACAAATCATTTGGACTTATTCTTTTGGGAGCAATGGGAACAGTTGCAAGCGCAGTAAAAGAAACCACAGCGTACAACCACACTTTCACATTGGCAAACACCAACATACACCAGTCTTTGACAGTTGAGGTTAAAAATTCAGCAGAACAAATTGCATACGCATTGGCAATGGTAAAATCATTGAAAATAAATGTTGCAGTTGGAAAATTTGTTGAATACGCAATTGCTTTGACAGCGAAAAAGGGAGTGACTGGGTCAGCAACACCTGCATACGTGACTGAAAATGAATTTATTGCCAAACACGCAACAATGAAAATTGCAACCAACCTTGCAGGACTTGCAGGCGCAACAGCAATTCCAGTTCGCAGTTTGGAACTTTCAATTGATAAAGGATTGACAGAGGAAATGGGGATTGGCTCAATTGACCCGATTGAAATTTACAATCAGGAATTTAAAGTTGAGGGAAACATTGAGGCAGAATACAAAGACGTTGCAACTTTCAAAACCGCATACGAAGCAGGAACATTGCAATCATTGCAACTTACAATCGCAAATCCAAACGTGGTTGTTGGAGCAACAAGCAATCCGACAATTGTGATTACCTTGGCAAAAGTTTCTTTCCAAGATTTGAGTGTTTCAGGCGGAAACAAAGATATTGTGAAGCAGACAATTAAATTTAAGGGTCACTACTCATTGGCAGACAGCAAAATGTTGGATATTGTTTTGACTAATGGTCAAGTTTCCTACTAATAACTTTTAAAAAACAAAGAAATGCAACGAGAAACAAAGGAACTTACAACACAGAACGGCCACGCAGTGACGACAAAGGCGTGGCTCAACAAGGGCGAGGAATTGGAATTGATGAAATTCTTTGCTTCAAGAGCAAACGAAAAAGACGGGGAATACTCCGTGACCGACGCAGGGGCAATGATTGATTATTACAAATTACTTGTGAGCATTTGGGTGCTTACTTTGGACGGGGAAAATGAAAACATATTGGAAAAAATGTTGGAATTGCGACCCGCAGACTATGACGAAGTGATTGCTTTTATCACGGCGAATAAAGAAAAAACAGAGGAAAAAAAAACGAGCGACTTGACCAATATTGGGGACTTATCAGAACAGGAAAAGCAGATTTAAGCCCCGAGTTGTCAATGACACGGCTTTGCAGGGATATGCACTGGACTTATGAGGAATATCTCGCACAGCCAGCGTGGTTTATTGACGATATGATAATGATGAACTCGCAGGACGCAGAGTATTCACGTTCACTAAATAAAAAATAAACCAATGGCAGAGCAAAAATTACAAATAGTCATTGACGCACAAAACAATGCGCAGTCCCAATTTTCAAAACTTGGGAACACTTTAGTTGGCCTTGGTTTATCTTATGGGATTTTAAAAAAGGGAATTATAGACAGCATAACGGCTTTTGACGAGAGCGAGAAAGTAATGGCACAGACGAATGCGGTGTTGGCCTCCACAAAGGGCGTGGCGGGTATGTCAGCGTCGGCAGTTAGTGAATTGGCAAAGAGCATTCAAATGATGTCCACGTTTGACGACGAGGCCGTGCAAGGAGCGGAAAACCTTTTACTTACATTTACAAGCATTGGCAAAGACGTTTTTCCACAGGCCACACAGGCGGTGGTGGATATGTCACAGGCAATGGGACAGGATTTAAAAAGCACTTCAATACAGGTCGGCAAGGCATTGCAAGACCCGATTTTGGGTGTCACAGCGTTGAGGCGAGTTGGTGTGAACTTTAACAGCACACAGCAAGAAATGATTAAGAAAATGGTTGAAACGGGCAAGACAATGGACGCTCAAAAGTATATTTTAAAAGAATTGGCAACAGAGTTCGGCGGAAGCGCAAGCGCACAACTAAACACGTTTGGAGGCAGAATGAAATGGCTTCAAAATCAGGTAGGGGACGTCCAAGAGGTTTTGGGCGGTACTTTGGTCAACACACTCACAGCAATGGTGGGTGGCTTTAATATGAGCGCAGACGGGACAGTACAGGCGTTGGAGAGGGTCAAAAAATTCATTACAACTTGGTTGCCCGCAATTATGATTGGATTGCAAGCGACGTTTCAATTTATTGGGGTCGGGTTGTCTTTTATTGGCAACGGGGTATTTGCTTTTGGGAAAATTTTGGTTGCAGTATTTCAGGACGCTTGGCAGACGATTAAGAATTTGGGAAGCGGGTTTGTGCAACTTGGGCAGGTTATAAAGCAGGTTATGACGGGAGATTTTGAGGGCGCTATGGCAGGATTTGCACAAATACAAGTTGTGGCGAGCGCAAAAACTCAACAAGCGATTGAAGAGGAAAGTTCAGTTATGGGAAATTTATGGGAGCAAATGAAAAGCGTTGGGACAGACGCAATGGATAATTACGCAAGGACACAGAATGTGGCAACAGGCGAAACCAAGGGAATGACAGGCGCAACAAAAGCGTTGGGCGAAAGCACGGAAGCAATGGGAAAAAAGATTGCGGACGGACAAAAGAAAATTGACGACTTGGTAAAGGCCTATAAAAAAGCGGTGCAGGACGTAAAGAATGACATCAAAGATTTAAAGACTTCACTCAAAGACGATAACGAAAGTTCCGACAAGGATTTGGGGAAAAACATTGCGACTGAAATTGTTGCAAAGCAAAGCGAGGCAGAAAAATTGCGAGCCGAGATTGCAAAGGAGGGCGACGCAACAAAAAAGGCCGAACTGCAAGCGCAGTTGGACGATATTATGAAATTCTTGGGAAACCACAAGCAAGAGGAAGTGACATACGCCAAGGAAATTTTGGAAGCGAAAAAAGTTGCGGGATTGGATAGCATACAACTTTTGCAATACCAACACGACCAAGAACAGATTGAAAGGGACGCACAGTTCAAAAAAGATATGGCGGATTTGAAGTCCAAATTAAACGAGGTCAAAAAAGAATACAAGGACAAATTCAAAGAACTCAAAAAGGAACTCAAAGACGCAGGGCTAGACCAATTGGAAATTAAAATTAAGGCGATTATTGAAACGATTAAAACGAGTTCAAGTTCAAGTCACAGAGCAGTAGGCGGAAGCGTCACGGGCGGGGAAAGTTATATGGTGGGCGAGAATGGTCCTGAAATGTTTACGCCAAACGTGGGTGGGTCAATAAACAACAACCCGACAAGCAACAACAATGCCAAGACTGTTAATTTTTCGTTCAATTTTAGTGGGGCAATTGTTGGGGACAAAAATAGTTTGATTGCAGAGATTACCCGAGCAATAAACCGACAGCAAGAATTAACATCATTAGGCATACGATAATATGAATATCACATTTGATAACGTCGGATTGAATAGCGCACCCTACGCAATAAAAGGGATAAACCACGAGGAAACTGCACCCCGCAATATCACGAGTTTTTCGTTGGCAAAAGAACGTGGAAGCATTATTGTGGACAGCAATTACAACAGCAAGACAATTCAGATTGAGGGAATTGTGAGTGGAAGCGACCCCGCCGACTTGGAAAATAAGATTGATACATTGAAAGAATTGATGAGCCGAGAATTAAAAAACTTGGACATTGATTATGCGGGCGGAGTGAGGCGATACAAAGCGACTGTAAACAGTATGCAGATAAATAGGCAGTATTTCCATTTGAATTATGCGCCTTTTACGGCGACGTTTGTTATTCCGAGCGGAGTTGGGGAAGCGATTACAATTACAAATCAGCAAATAACAGGAATTACAGACCCAAGCAAAACAGGGTCAACAACTATTTTGGGTACGGCCTTTCCAATGCCAACAATAAAATTAACTTTCACAGCAGTTTCAGCAGTGACGGCGGTTAGTTTTACGGCAGGCGGAACAAAGATTACATATTCGGGAGCGATTTTGGTGAATGGGGTTTTGATAATTGACATTGAGAATAAAAAAGTTTCGTTGAACGGGTCGGAAAAAGATTACACGGGTATGTTTCCTGCGTTTGTTATTGGAAACAATGATTGGGTAATTGACGTCACAAGCACAAGTCACACATACAAATTGGATATTGATTATTACAAAAAATACTTATGATTAGATATTGGGTTGGCGGAGCAGGAAACTGGGACGCAACAGATACAACACATTGGTCAGCGTCGTCAGGTGGCGCAGGTGGGCAGAGCGTTCCAGTAGCGGGCGATACTGTTTATTTGAACAATCTTTCGGGAGCGGGGACAGTATTGATTACTGCCCCAGTTTCTTGCGATTACATTTACGGCGGAACTTCAAGCGTGAGTTTGGACACAAACAGTCAACCAATAACACTTACAATGTATTTTTCTTTTCAGAGTGGAGCGCTCACACGTTCGGTGTGGCTACGAAATAGTGCTATC